TCGAGTGTGCCGTTTTCTAACATTTGTGCTATCTCTTCTATTTCGGATGCTTCTTTGACTTCAATCGCTGTCAAATTATCAGCATCTTTAATAGATAATAAACCACCCTCCATACTTACAACCAAGGTTTTACCAGGTGCAGTTTTGAGAGAAGTCGTTTTACCTGCTCCAGACTCACCGTAGATTAACAATTTAGCTCCCTGTTGTTCCACAAGTTCGTTTGGAGTTTTGATACGCGATAATATATTATCATTCATATTTTTCTCCGTTGATTTAACACTTTACATTTTATAATAAATTCGTTTACACTGTGACCTTACGAATTAAGGACTTAGTGTAACATGAACGAAACAAAAAACAAACAATGGGAAGTAAATTTTTATTTCAGACAAAAAGAAATAGCTAATAATATGCTCAAAAGCCTTTACCAACAAGGACTAGAGCCAGAATACAAGGAGAGAGAAGTGCAAAGATATACCCTTAAAGAGTACATTGAATTCCTCGGAGAAGAATCCGCAGCCAAATTATTTGATTGTCAGCCATCAACAATAAAGGCATATAGATACGGAAAACGTCGTCCTTCGATTGAACAAGCAAAAATAATTATCAGGAATACTGGTGGCAAATTAGATTTTGAATCTATATATGGATCAGTTACAGATACCAAGAAAGAAAGCTAGTGCTGAACATAGAGATTACTGCGCAGGATACTGCGTTGGATCTTGCTCTCGCTTATCTGGAACATGGATATACCCCTGTGCCTTTAATGAGGCACAACAAAGTTCCACCAAAAGAACTTGGGGGTTGGCAAAAGTACAGGGACAAACCACCTAGCGAAGAACAAGTCACAAAATGGTTCAAAGGCCGTGACGATTTAGTCGTGGCACTCGTTTGTGGCAAGTTCATTGTTGTAGATGCTGACACACCAGAATCTGTCAATTGGGCAGAACAAAACTTACCCAACACGCCACTCAAGGTTGTTACAGGTAAGGGCATGCACTATTACTACAATAATCCAGAAAACTATACTACTTATGTCGCTAGAAGGACAAACTCAACTGACCCTGCAAAACTTATTGATATAAGAGGATCAGGAGGATTAATTATTGCACCTTACAACATACATGCAACAGGTGCTATCTATGAACCTAAGTTCATACCTGGGTGGGATTGGCATGATACTAGCGACTTACCTGATTTTACAAAAGAAAACTGGATTCAGATAACTGGTGCTGAAAAGATAAACGGTAAACCAATATCAACTCCATTTTCTATGGATGGTGTTGTTCAGGGTAGTCGTAATGACAATGCAGCCAGATTAGCAGGTAACTTGATTGCCAAGGGTGTCAGTATAGAAATGGTTGAGTTCTTTGTTCAACAATGGAACTTGCAAAACAAACCACCATTATCCAAGAATGAAATATCAACTACCGTAAATTCAATACTCAAAACGCATCAAAGAAAAAATCAACAAGCACCATTATTTAAGAAAAGCCAATACATAATAAAAGAACCAAAAGATTTATATGATCCTCCAGGTGTACTAAAAAAAGTATTTGAGTATTCAAAAAGAATCGCACACATACAGCAACCTGCATTATCAATGCAGACTGCACTTGCTTTTGGCTCTGTCGCACTTGGGCGTATATATAGAACAGATATGAATAATTTTTCATCTTTGTTTTTCATGTGTATCGCAAAATCAGGACAAGGCAAAGAGAACGTTAAAACTACAATAGAATCAATATTAGACGCATCAGGACACGCTGACATTATGGCAGGTGATGGATACACTAGTTCGGGTGCTGTCTATAGTCTACTCAGACATAAACCAACACATATTACTGTTATGGATGAATTCGGTAAAAGATTAGAGAGTATTGCCAAGGCATCAAACTCAAACAAAGAAGACGCTCTACAGGTGCTTATGGAGTCCTGGGGTCGCTGTCACGGCACTTTAAGACCTGACAACTACTCTTTGATGACTTTGACCGCAAAACAGCAACAGGAGGCTATGGATCGCTCTACAATCAAACCTGCGATTACTTTAATAGGTATGTCAGTACCGCGTAATTTTTATGGTGCTTTATCTACTGGTCGTATCGTAGACGGTTTTTTGAATAGATTTATTGTTGTGGAATCGAAGTTACCAAGATCGGTTGGTAGACTCGTATCATACAGCGAGCCTGATTACGAAATATGCGAGTGGATAAGAAGAATCAGACAACCAATGAATGAGATGGAGCAACTGGCAATCAACAATTCAGAATTGGATATGAAGCAAAGAGTCGTGAAGTTCGATCAAAGTTCTTTAGAGTTATTAAATGTTCTTGCTCACGATCTCATCAAACAGCAAGATAAATTGGAGAAGGACGGATTAGAAGTCCTTTTATCCAGAACAAAAGAAAAAGCCATGCGTCTTGCCTTGATATGCCAAATGGCTGAGAACCCCAACTCAAAAGTTATATCTGGTGAAATGACAGAGTGGGCGATCAATTATGTGAATTATTACGATCAGATTATGATAGATACATGTGAAGATAAAGTTGCTGGTTCAGAGATGGAGAGCAGAATAAAACAAGTCTTGAGTTTCATCAGAACGCAAGGCGAAATAGGTATCAGTAGAAGAGATATTGATAGAAGAGAAATATTTAGATCAATGAAGTCGTTTGAGGTCAAAGAGATTATAAATAGATTGATGAACGCAGGCGAGATACAAGAGAAGAGTGTGCGTACAAAAGCTACAGGTAGGCCAATGAAACGGATAGTAGCGATAGATCCAGACTTCTTTGAAGATTAGGAGGGTAAATGAACGCTAAACCAAAAATGGAAACGATCAACGACCAAAAAAGAGAAGAAAGAGTCGCTGGTTTTATAGAGGGATTATGGGGAGTCAGTTGCAACAAATTACCAGTATCATACGGATTGGATTACTGGTGCGAAAGTAAACAGTCATCATTCTGGTTAGAAGTTAAGTGTCGCAGCTTCGGTATTGATAGATACGATACGCTGTTATTGAGCGCGTCTAAACTTAGGATGGGCGGTGCTTTATCTTTATCTACCAATCATCCATTCGTAATTGTGTTTGCAATGACTGATAGCGTGTATTCACACACCTGGGATAAAAATAAAGTATATGATGTCAGATTCGGTACGATTGCTGAACCGCAACTACCAGAAGACTCAGAGCCATATATACACTTTTCCAGGAACGAATTAGATTGTTTGTCAGATAAACCTTTAGGATTTGATAGAGAAGAACTTGGGATTAACTATAACTAAGATAATCTCATCAACCTAGATATTTCTTCATCTATATTGGGTTGTTGTCTCGCGAACTGTCTTGCTGCAATATCTTCGTTTGCAGGAGAGCCACCCAGAAGACTCCTGCTTATTGGTGCTGTCGCGCTTGCAATAGGCTGAACATCAGGAATGTCTAATCCTACATCTGGTCTTACATTCCCAAAATCAGTTCTTATCTGTCTTATTGAATCTCTCGGATCTAATGCTTCGTAATCAATATCTACGTTTTCAAAAGCATCTTCCGCAATATCACCTACAGCACTTGTTATTGCTTGACTCGTATCAGCTACTTGCTGGCCTGTCAGTACAAAAGGACTCAGCCTAATTGCATCTTTGAATGCTTTACCAACTATACTGATGCTTTCTTTATCTGTTTTAGCCATTCTACGTACTATTGATGGCTGCCTCATTATCATACCCATAACACCTAGTTTTGCTAATACAGGTAAAGTTGCGAATTGAAATGCGTTTACTGCAATCGCACCTGCTATCAAAGTGCCTGCACCACCTTTATCTGATTGTGTCATCACTCTTAAATCTCTGACAAGATTGCGTAATGATTTGACTTGTTCATCGCTAAACATCGCCCTTAGAGTGTCGTCACCTCTTGAGTTCAATGCTCTTTCAAGTGCATCTGGATTGAATACTTCATCTACTTTTTGTCCTGGGCCTTTGGCAACTCTCAACAGTTCACGCATACTGTCTGCTTGTATTTTTTGAAATGCGTCTGGTGTGATGATGTTACCATCTCGTAATCTCCTTATAGCTTCGCCTTGTCCATCTCTGAATAAAATATCCACTATTTCATCTGGCTCTGCTGATGTAATACGTCTGAGTAATCTATCTTTTTCTGCAACGTGGATTGCATTTTCAGCGTTGATGAGATCATCTAAAGTTTTTCTTAGGCCGTCTGATTTAACTCTGTCTAGTGCTACTTCAAGTTTATCTGATTTGAGTGGTCTTTTTATTCTAGCAAAGTCAGAAAGCACTCTATCTAAATCTGTAAAATCTTTGAAAAGTTCTTTTCGTGTAGATCCAAGTTGTGTCTCAAAAAATTTAGCAAATGTGACAGGGTTAATTTGATCAAACTCATCTAAGCTATTGTGTACTGCTTCTCGTATAAAATTTTCTTGCAACTCTTTTCTTGCAATCTCCCTGCCACCACTAGTCCCATATATTAACTTTCCAGTTTTTCCTACGTCTGTAAAATTATCAGGTATTGCTTCCAGAACAGCACGTAAAATCTCTGGCCTGTCTCTTTTTATTACTTCTTTGTAAATTAAATCAACGTCTACAGCACCTGTGCTAGTATCTTTTCTTATTTTGCTGACTAAAAGATTGTTGAAAGGTCTTCTAGCCTCTTTATATTTAGTGTTGTACTCTTTAATCATCTTAGCAGCGTTGGTTATTGCATCTTGTACAGTTTCTTCACCGCTTCTTGTGATAACAGATTCAAGTGCATCTTTATCTGTTAAACTAGCAGAATCAATTTTGAATTTTCTTTCAAAACCTTTTGAAAACTGTACTCCAGGCTTTTCTGTTTTTCTGCCAGGTTTTTTTACATATTTTGCTGCATGCGCAATAAGTTTGCCATCTGCTAATTTGTCGAATGTATTTTCAACGTCTCTTTTTATTTGTCTCAATGCGTGACCTACTTGTTCCATTCCAACAGGAGCATTTCTTTCTAATACAAGTATAGTGCCTCTTAAATCATTTAATGACTCTATGCTCACGCCACCTTTATCATCAAAGCTTTGCATAATTTTTTCGATTCTTGCAATTGTCCCAGAAGATGCACCTTCGACTTGTGTTAATAAATCTAAAAATGGTTTTTTGACTTTTATATTATTGATGACATTTTTTATTGAGTCTACTTCTAACAGTATGTCTGAATTTACTGCATCTAAACCATTTTTTTCAAGGTAATCGTCTATGATTCTACTTCTTTTCACCATTTCCCCTTGGATTGCATCGTCTCCACCTTGTCCAAAAAGGTTATCGTATGCAGACTGTATTCTATTTCTTAAACTTATAGCAGTAGCTTGTCTATCTGGAGAGCCTAACAAAGCATTTTCGTTTATTAACTTCACTTCATTTGCAATCAGTTCTTCTAACTCTCGCTGTCTTTTTGCACCATCTATCCTAAGACCATCTAAATAATCGTCTACATCAGCTTTGGTGACTCGACCAGTAGTAACTTTTGAACCAAAATCATCTATTGATAAAGATATATCATTCGTTGAGTTTAAAAGTGCTGTCAGCCTTTCGCTACCGTATTGTATGAGTTTGTTGTCTCTTTCTTTTCTGCCGAATACAGTTTCTGCAGCAGCTTGCAATCTACCAGGTATCTCTCTTCCCAAAGCTCTTTGAGATACTGCTGCTGGTGTGTATGTTTTTATAGTGCCATCAGCTTGTGCTTTTTTTATATCGTCGAATGTAGCGTATCTACCGAGGCTTTTATT